ACAGATGGCGTCTGAAGGCAAGGTCAGGATCATCATCCTCAAAGCTCGTCAGCAAGGGTTGTCAACGTATACTGGTGGCTATCTCTACTTCAGCGTCTCCCAACGTAACGCCAGCAAGGCAATGGTCATCACACACCACTCGGACAGTACTCGCGCTCTCTTTGACATGACCAAGCGTTATCACGAGAACTGTCCTGAGATACTAAAGCCCCACACCAAGTACTCGTCACGCCGAGAACTGAGCTTCGACGTGCTCGACAGCAGCTTTGTGGTCGCGACAGCAGGCGGTGAGTCCATTGGTCGGGGCGAGACGCTGACCCACGTCCACGCGTCTGAGTTGGCCTTCTGGCAGAAGTCTACGGCCCTTGAAAACTGGAATGGACTGACGCAAGCCGTGCCCAACACTAACGGCACGGCGATCTTTGTTGAGAGCACCGCTAATGGTATCTCGGGTATCTTCTACGATCTCTGGAAGGGGGCCGTCGATGGTACCAACGGGTATGTCCCTGTCTTCATACCGTGGTTTACCGACCCCGATTATCGTGAGCCCGTCCCCGACAACTTCGAGCGCACCCCCGACGAGGAAGACCTTGCTGCCGAGTATGACCTCGATGACGAGCAGCTTATGTTTCGCCGTCGCAAGGTCGCGCAGAACGGCCTTGATCTTTGGAATCAAGAATATCCAAGCTTCCCAGATCAAGCGTTCCTGACAACTGGGCGACCAGTGTTTAACCCCGACAAGCTCCTGTCTCGTTTGTCTGAGACCGAGGAGCTACAGCAACGGCTTGCCCTTGAGGGCGACGAGTGGCTGGACAACGCTCGGGGAGAGCTTTCGATCTATAGACCCCACGTTGACGGCGAACAATATGCCATAGGAGCCGATGTTAGCATGGGCGTGCGAGGCGGTGACTATAGCTGCGCTCAAGTGCTCGACAGTAAAAAGCGTCAGGTCGCTGTGTGGCGCAGTCATGTGCATCCCGACTACTTTGCGAACGTGCTCTATGCTCTGGGCGAGTATTACAATGAGGCCTTGATTATTGTTGAGAACAACAGCCACGGTATTCTGACGTGTACGCGGCTCGGCAAAGACATGGCCTATCCCAACTTCTACACAGAGGTCCAAGTCGATAAGCTGACAGACCGCGAGACCGTGAAGCTGGGTTTCACTACGACGTCCAAGACCAAACCCCTGATCATCGATCAGCTACGAGCTAGTCACCGCGACGACGAGCTAGAACTTAATTGCAAGGTCACGATCCGCGAGATGTTGACTTACGTGGCGACCGAGACCGGCGCGATGGAGGCCGAGTCTGGCTGCTTTGACGATTGCGTCATGTCGCTGGCCTTAGCCAACCACATCCACGAAGGCGCTTGGGAGCCTATAGAATCTACCGACGATCATTACATAGAGATGGTATGACATGAAAACCAAAGATTACAAAAAGCTGGACGACGAGGGCATCGTCAAGATCCTTGATGCCAACATTCGCCGCAGCGTTGGTTACTATGACAGCCAGATCAGCAGAGAACGCAAGAAGGCAGTCGATTATTACAACGCCACCCTGCCCAAGAAGGCCCACGACGGTAACAGCAGCTATGTCAGCATGGACGTCTATGACAGCGTCGAGTCGATGAAAGCTGCGCTGCTTGAGACCTTTGCCAGCGGCAACAAGACTGTACGTTTTTCCCCACAGAACGCCGACGACGTTAAGATGGCGGAGGTTTGCACTGAATACACCGACTACGTGGCCCACCGGCAGAACGACCTCTACTCTGTAATGAGCACCGCTATCCACGACGGCCTCATTGCCCGCTGCGGCATTGTTCGCGTCTACTGGAAAGAACAGACAGAGAGCCACCTAGAGTATGTCGAGGACCTCACAGAAGACGAGCTTGATGCCGTGCTTGCTCAGGACAACACCGAGATCGAAGAGATCGAGGAAAGCCTCGGCTTTTACAGCGGTGACATTCGCGTGACGCAAGACACCTCTCAGGTTGTTATTGAGAACGTCGCCCCCGAGGAGTTTCTGATTGAGCCGCAAGCACGGGATCTCAATGACGTTTTATTCTGTGCTCACCGGTCAACTAAGACGATCTCAGAGCTTCGACAAATGGGTTACGACGAGGAACTGATCGACAAGATCGGAGACCACGAAGACACAGAGATGGAGACTGACCCAGAGGTCTTAGCGCGGCACGAAGAGATTGGCAGCGACCGAGGCTTCAACGCCGCTGGCTACCAGGACCAGGTTCGCTCTGTCACCTGCTACGAATGCTTCACGATGCTCGATGTCGAGGCCACCGGCGAGGCAGAGCTTTACCGCTTGGTCAAAGCTGGCAATGTCCTGCTTGAGCAGGAGCGAGTGAACCGCAAGCCCTTCGTTTGCTTTACCCCGCTGCCGATCCCACACAGCTTCTGGGGCAACAACTTTGCCTCTAAAGTAGTGCCAATCCAGAACGCCCGCACGGTGTTGACAAGGTCTATCCTTGACCACGCGATGATCACCAACAACCCGAGATACGTGGTCACGAAAGGCGGTGTTACCAACCCTCGTGAGCTTATCGATGGTCGCGTCGGCGGCATTGTTAACGTCACCCGACCTGACGCTATTGTGCCCATGCAGCAGGCACCTCTGAACCCGTTTATCTTCAATACAATCCAGATGCTGGACGAAGACAAAGAGGACACCACGGGCGTAAGCCGTCTTAGCCAAGGCACAAACAAAGACGCCGTTAGCAAGCAAAACTCAGCAGCTATGGTCGAGCAGCTTGCAACGATGAGCCAGCAACGGCAGAAGATCATCGCCAGGAACTTCGCAAACAACTTCCTGCGGCCCTTGTATCAGATTGTGTATCAGCTTTGCGTTGAGAATGAGACCGACGAGAAGGTCGTGGAGCTAGCCGGTGACTACGTCGAGATCAGCCCAGCGCAATGGGCATCAAAGCGCGATGTTACTGTCGAAATGCACCTCGGATACGGCGAACAAGAGCAAGAGGCGCAGAAGTATCTTGCGTTGCACGGGCTCATGTCGCAAGATCCGACCCTGTCTTCCATGTATCAAGCGCCAAACCAATACAAGCTGATGTCACATGTCATGGAGAACTCGGGCATTAAGAACGTCCAAGACTATCTGACACCGCCTGAGCAGCTACCGCCACCACAGCCTGATCCAGCGCAGCAGATGGCAATGCAAATGCAGCAACAGCAGATGCAGATCCAAGAGCGTCAGACCGCTTTGGCAGAAGCCAAGCAGCAGGTGGACGCGCAGATGGCACAAATGAAACTTGAGCTAGATAGCATGAAAGCACAGCAATCGTTTGCCGTGCAGAGCGACAACCTAGACCTCAAAGAGAGCCAGCTAGATCACAAGGTTATGGTCGATACAGCAGAGCTTGAGATTGCGAAGACAGCAACTGATGTCAGAGCGATAGCCTCGCCAACAGGCTAAGGCACTACCACCAAGGAGAGCACACTATGACTGAAGAAGAACTTGTCACGCAAGGTGACGAGGCAGAGCAGCTATTGTCTAGCACTGCATTCAATGCCTGCGTCAACACGTTGGTCGAAGGGACGTTCACTACCTACGTCAACTCCGACCCGTCAGATGACGCAGGACGAGAGACCAACTACCGCCACTATCGAGCACTAGTAGACGTGGCAAATACACTGAAGCAATGGGTGTCGATCCGCGATGAGATCAACGACCGCGCCATTGATAATGACGACAACAGTCGAGAGGACGAGTAGCACCATGAGTAACGTGCAATTAAACGAAGATTCTCAACCACGCAGCCTCGATGCCGATGACGCTGCGGACGCCATTCTTAGTCGCTGGGAGGACGGGGAAACCCTATCCGAAGAGGATGAAGAGGCAACGGACGACCCTCGCAACGAAGACGACGAAGATGAGACACTAGAGGATACGTCTGACGAAGATCAGGATGACGAGACCGAGCAGACCGACGAAGAGGACGACGAGGACCCCGACGAAAGCGAAGAACCCGAGACCGATGAAGCAGACGAAGTAGAGTTGTCAATAGATGACGATACTCAAGTCGAAATCATTGTTGACGGGGAAACGCAGCGGGTATCCATTGCCGCCTTGAAACGTCTGCACGGCCAAGAAGCCAGCCTGACACGGAAGTCTCAAGACCTCGCTGCCCAGCGCAAAGAGGCCGACGCTGCCTATCAAAAGGCAAGCATCAGTTATCAAACGCTTCTCGAAAGAGCAGAAGCCCGAGCCAAGCCTTATAACGAGGTAGATATGCTAGTCGCCAGCCGCCAAATGGATGCTGACGATTTTGCGAAGCTCAGGTCCGAAAGCAAAGACGCAGAAGCCGACCTAAAGTTCCTCAAAGAAGAGGCCGACGCCTTTTATCGCGGTGCCCAAGACCAGCAGAAAGTGCTGCATCAACAGGCCGCGAGTGAGTGCGTCAAAGTCCTTCAAGCCCAGATGCCGGAATGGAGCAACGATGTCTACAATGACATCCGCGCCTATGCGGTAGCGCAGGGCTTGCCAAGTGAGCAAGTGGATCAATACGTCGATCCGCAAGTTATTATGCTGTTGAACAAAGCCAGATTATACGACCAAACCAAAGCGACTGCCGAGACTAAAAAGCAGAAAGCTAAGGTGATCAGGGCCAAGGACGGCAACAAAGGCAAGAAGATCTTAAGGTCAACCAAATCACCAGTCCGCGAGGATAGTAAGTCCCGTCGAGTTAAGAAAGCTCACGACGTGCTGAGATCAAAGAGCGGTGATGCTGATGATATAGCAGAGGCCTTACTTGCACGCTGGGAAGCCTAACCCAACTGCAACTAAGGAGGTAGCTCAATGGCTACTTACACAACCTACAATCAAGTGGGTCAAGCTGAAGACGTTTCGGGCATTAGGTAACAATGGTGCCCTTTCGCAGTAATGCGTCAAAACAAACTGTGTGAACTCAGGGAACATCCCACGCTGGACAATCCTGAGCCAAGCCCTTGCAAATGTGAGGGAAGGTGCAACGATCATCCCTTCGGGGAGTAGGGCCAAGTGGTCCGAAGCGCACAGCCCCTGTGAAAACAGGGTGATGATATGATCTGATCTATGGGGATTATGAACCTATAGCAGCCCTCGGGCGGTCTAAGCCTTACGACCTTAGACGAACACAATGCATAACCGACATAACTCCAACCGATACCCCCTTCACTTCTTTGATGAAGTCCGAGAAAACACATGCTCGTACTTTTGAATGGCAGGAAGACAGCCTTGCAGCAGCAGGCGTCAATGCCGCTATTGAAGGGGCAGATGCCACTATTGGTACTCTGACACCTACAACCATGCGATCTAACACCTCGCAGATCCTGACCAAGGCTTTCCAAGTCTCAGCCACTGCCGATGTCATCAAGACTTACGGTAGAGCAAAGGAAACCGCTTATCAACTTGGACGTGTGCTCAAAGAGATGAAGCGTGATCAGGAGCGGGCATACGTTGGTGTATCTCAAGCCGCCGTCACGGGCACAGCTTCGGCTGCGCGTAAGATGGCCTCAGTCGATCAAATGATCACGGCTGCGACAGCGGCAGGATCTGCTGCTCTGACCGAGACGCACATCCTCACTGCGGGCCAAGCTGCTTATGAAGCAGGATCGACCCCAGACGTGCTGATGATCAAGCCTGCGGACGCTTTGATCGTGGCGAATTTCGCGGCTGCGTCAGGTCGTAATCGTGAGTTTGCTAGCACCAAGACGCTGGTGAATGTGATCGATATCTATGTAGGCCCTTTCGGCACTTATAAGTGTGTGTTGAACCGTCATAGTCTCTCTACGGTTGCATGGCTGATTGACCCGTCGATGTTCAAACAGGTTGTCTTGCGCCCCTACACGCGGACCTTGTTGGCGAAGACAGGCGACTCGGACAAGCACCAGATTGTCTACGAAGGCTCAGTAAAACACATGAGTTTTGCTGACAGCCACATGATCACTGGCCTTACCTAGACCTAGGCCCGTGTAAGCTATTGAGGTCCGGCGGGACCAAGCAGACGAAGGTTGGCTGCTCTCCTTACTTCGTCTCCCCCGCCGGTCCTCTTTTCCACCACACCACAACAATATCGAGCACCCCCACACATGACAAAAGACACAAAGAACAAGCCCGCCCGCACATTGCTGGGCGTTGAAACAGAGTATCTGCAGGAGGGAAACCGTGTTACCTTTAAGCATACCCAGGAGATCACCACCCCCTTTATGGATGAACTTAAATACAGCCGAAACGCGAGTACTGAACCACGTAAAAAAGAGTTTGCGAGCGTAGCGTCGCTACCCGTTCCCGTTCACAGCACGGAAGAGCGGCCTGTAGGGAAAGAGTGTACAGTCGGGGGGTTGGAGCCGAGGTAGCACCAGACAACACGTCATATACATGTGATATAGAAAATACTGCAGATCGTAAGTA